TATAATTATTATTTATAATATTACAAACTATCCATTACAGGATTGTTAGCATATAATTTTTCAATAGCGTCAAACCTCGCATTCAAGCCTAAACTATCACTTCGCATTGTAACATGCATACTTCCCACAACCGTTACAGGGTGCGTTGCACTTTGTTCACAGCTTGTACTTATAACATAATGAACTCCATTGTCCCAAACTCTATACGTTGGAGCATGTGCTGTTATTTTCAAAACCAATGGGGTATTTGTAGGAACAGGTACTGTTTGAGTTTCCAGATTACCATCGCTACTTACTACAGATTGTCCTCCCTCAAGTGATAAATCAAAACTACCTGAATTACCCTCATCACCACCCGTTTCTGCCACAAAAGTTATCATCTCTATAGGATTAGAAGAAGGTATTGAAAACTTCACTGTAGTAGTGTTATTACAAAAACCCTCTGTCTCAGTCTTCGAAATGATATCCAATGGCACTTTAGTATTTATTATTTTAAGCAAACTCATTTTCTTCTTTATCTAAATATTCTTTCACAATCTGTATTTCACCTTCATCAGGACAATTATATCTCAAATCCTGTAACCAATTGCGAAGCTTAACATTTAACTCATTTAACAACTCAGTTTCTTTAACTTGTAAAATGGTTAAAACTCGCATGCTATAATCGTGTATCTCTTGATACCTTTCTTCACAACCTTTTTTAACAGGTGTTATTTTAGAAGAAAATTTTCTACAGTTACACATTACTTTTTCTTTTTCAATTGGAAATGAGGAGGGTCGAACATTTTAACCCAATCACCACCCCATTCTATCGCAATACCCAACTCATTCGCGGTTTTCTTAATATGAGCGGCAATATCTCGAAGTCTTGCAATAGTATCTTTATGATTAACCTGCACTTTACCTAAAAAGAATGGATACAAGTCTACAGCAGAACCTAAACCGTCCTTCTTACCATCTGCTTCATCTTGGTGATTTGAAAGGTTTTTAACACCATCTGCTTTAGTCACAATAGGTCCTGGTTTAGTTCTACCTTGTGCATAGATTGCTTTTTGTTCAGCAGTGGTTCTTAAACCACAAACCACGGTAAAATCAACAGGGCTATTTGTAATCGCTGTCTTAATAACTTTCACTAAGTCAGGATGAACATTTTTCAAGTTGTTTAAACTTCTATCACTCAACTTGTATTGTATTTTCTGTGTTTCCATTTAATAAAATTTAAAATTTAAATAAGTTGTAATGAATACCAACTCCCAAATAAGGTCCTAAATAAACCTGTTTATTCTGTAAATAAGCACCATAACCAATATTTACACCAACACCAAATCGTTTATTAGGCATCTTTATTTCCTTTTTGTAACGTTCCATGTCGTTGACCTTGAAGTTTTTGTCGGGACTTGATATATCGATGTAACTTTTTTTTTGAGAAAACCAATTCTTCCTATCTTCATATTGTACAACATCAAGTTTAGCATTATAAGCATATTTTAAAGTGCTACCTGTACTATCCTCTGTCGTAGTTGCCTCAAGGTATTTATCTTTGTAATGAGTAATTTTCGCCTTGTTATTAGCCAATTCTTGTCTTGTGGCTTTTAACTCTCCTTCCAACCTTGCTTTAATCTGCGTAAGCTCGGTAATCTTATCCACACTGATATTCAAAGCTTTTATCAATGTGTCTTTAACATAGCTGCGATAACCTTTACTCACAGCAACTTCAATGCTGTGAGTAGGTATATCTAATTTTTTAGCATGAACTACACTATCTCGGGTTTCATAAACCACAACAGGTGATAATTTCTGATTCTCCACATATTGTTGAGTATTCTTTATCTCCTGTAACAATTTCTCATCCCTGTCAGATTTTGTATACTTGTCCCAAAGGTATAATCCTAAAACAGGAATCACTGCCGTCAATGCACCTATTATCAAATCTTTTTTATTTAGTTTCATAATCTTTAAGAATTTTTAAATTAAGGTTCAAGTTTTAAAACTTCCTTAGCGGTGTCTTCTGTCTTATCCTTGATGACTTCTTCATCTTTTTTCAATGCTTCAATTATACCCGCCTTAATAAGTAGTTGATTCTGTAATTCATCATTCTTATCTTTCTCCTTGATATATAACTCCCTCCATTGAACAATCTCTTCTTCATATCTTCGGTTTGCTATATAATGATTTATTAAGAACATTACCCCAAACAAAGCCCCTACGAATGCTGCAGGATACTTTGCTATTAGAATAGTAAATCTACTTATCGATTCAGTTACACCTAAACCTTGACTCTGCGGAATAGAAATATCTTCAGAAAGTTCTTGTTCATTTTGTACTTCATAATCTTTTATTTCTTCTTCCATTTTATATTTTTAAGTTTAAACAAACAAAACTCAATGTTCCTACAATCTCATTCTAAATAATCCATAATCATAACGATATAATTAAACCAGCATCCGAAGATGCTGGTATAATCATCTTCCTTGTTCTACACTAGAGCTCGGCTCGTTCTTTTAATATTCACCAATTCAAATTTAACATCATAATTTAGGTCAAGAATGCCTCGATTTATCTTAATACCAAATTTAAAACCTCTACCGTTTCCTACTATATTTTTAAATTTATTAATAGTAGTAAGTTTAGCACGAGCAGTAGCCACTTCTCCCGCAGAATCATTAAAAAAATCAAAATGAACATGTTCTAATGGATTATTTTCCGAGTCATAAACTACAACCATATAGTCAAGAATATTAGTTATCCTTGAAGCATCTTCCCCACCTAATTTAAAAGTCAATTCCCATTCTGTTACTTGGTTTGGCGTAGGGTTAGGCATTATTCTGTTATCTGAAAGAATATATCCAGATTGAACATCTTGAGAACCAATAGGGATACCGTTATTAATTAAGTAAGAATAAGTACTATCCACAGGGTCTTCTGCTTTAAATGTATCAGCATCAAAAGCAAAGAATTTATACTCCTCTGTACTAGGAATTAATGTAGACTGCTTACCATCTTGCAATTTAAAGTTTACTACTCCAGATTGTCTTTTATCATACACCTCTCCATAATGAGTCATTCTAGACCTAACTCCCTTATTAAATGGCATTCCTGCCTCAGGAATATACACAAAAAATCCTCGTGTTTTGTTAAAAATATCCTTACCAGGATTCGGTACCCCCCAACTATCTACTGCTGCAGAGGGTAGGACTGCTTCAATATGGGCCTTAACGGTACCTGTTTCGTAATATAGATAAGTCTTCTCTATGGTCGCATTCCCTGTAGGTCCGAAAGTAAAAAAAGCACGGATAGATGATGCCCCATTGGCAACTTCCATCCTAAAAGTACTATGGTCAAAAAGACCAGTGTCTGCTACTTTATTGCTAGGCAACCCATTGACAGTAATATCCACTGCTAATTTACCTCCGTAAGTTAAATACATTCTATCAACAGTAACATCAATTTTTCCTCCCTCTAACAAGCTATCTACATATTTCTTCTGAACATAGTAAAATTCACTAACAGGTTCCTTATATTCCTCCGCATAAGCACCTTTAGAATCTATATAAAAGGTATTATTTTCCCCGTTTACACTCGAATATACTTCTAACTTATTACTATCAAAAGCAAAATAACTAGAATCAACATCATCTTTTTTCCAAGTGCTAAAGCGTAAACCTGAATCCTTAGTGGCTTTAAAATCAACACCTGATTCGTGAGAAGTACCGTCAGAACCAAATGTAACACCGCCTCTATCTACAGTAAAACTAGAATTAAAGGTAACACCATCATACTCATCATTAAAGTTGTAAAGAATCCCATGAGTATTCAAATCATAGTTGAAAGAATCATTTAAATCATTATGTGAATAGTTTAACCCATTTTCAGTAATATTGTAAGTGTAATCACGACCCACAGCAAGCGAGTTTTTTAATTTAAACCTCCCTACAATCTCTTTATCATCCAAAGTATTACCAGCTGTAAGAACTTGAGATAAAGTCTGAGGAGAAGCAGTTCCTGTTCCACCTCCACCTGTAGATAATCCAGCTAATCTGTCATCTAGATATTTTTTCTGAATAAACTGACCATCTTCAGTAACAGGGAATATTTCAGAAGAATAAAGACCAGTAAGACTATCAAATTTAAGATTTAAAGTACTACTTGAAATACCTGAATTTTTATTAGGAATGTTTATATCATAACCATTATCCGCTAAATGTAAGCCAAAAGTATCTCCATTTTCCACATGAGATTCATAATGTAAATCTGATAAGGAAGCTCTAAATTCTAAATTTTCTCTGTGCGTAAGTTCTCTTGAATAAAATTCTAAATTGTTATCTCTAATAACAAATTCTAAATTTTTACTACCTGCAGCAGTTAATTCTTCATTAACAACTCTTAAATCTCCAGAGATTTCTTTACCATCTAAAGAATTACCTGCACTTAGCACCTGAGATAAAGTAGGTGTTACAGCAGGAGCAGGTGTCCCTCCACCACCTGAAGAAGTCACCATCTCTAAAGCTTTTCCATTACCATCAGTAACAATAGGCGTAAACGTAGTAGATGTTAATTGCTTAGCAAAAAGTGTATAAGTTTCATTACCTGTTGAACCAGGTGTTGGAGCACTCCCTCCTAGGGGAACTGCCTTAAATTTGAATTTTTTATTACTCATTAAAATTTTTTAAATAAAATTACCATCAGAATCTTCAACATTTGCCGCTCCACCAGCAGGCTTAGGTGTATAAGCCATATAATGAACCTTAGCATCTGGGTTTACCGCAAAAGGGTCACTTATAATAAAATAATCCTTTGTAGCTTCTACCAATGTTGTAGGAACAAATGTACCTGTACTATCTTCTGCATTAAAAAGCAAAACAGGTTTTTCAGGAAAAGGATTCTTGAAAGTGTACTTAAATCGGTTAGGACCTTCTTGAACAAAATCTCCTTTTGACAATACACCAAGTTCAGATTTATCCATCGCTTTAGAAGCTCCTCCACCTCCACCTGACTTTACCAAGTTTTGTGTAACACATAAAAGTCTTCGCGTCAACGCGACCATCTCTGCTAAATGCAGACTGTCTTCATAACAACTCATTAATTAATTTAAATAAAAAATTTAATACCACTCCCCGTTTATTTTAATTCTGTAAACAACAGACGTAGGAAGTGATGTAGGATTAGTATATAGTGTGAAGTTTTTTGCCAATTCTTCACCTCTGCGATATTCTTTAGTAAGTTTCTCATCGGTGAACAATTTCAAATCATATTTTACAAATTTAATACTTTCGAAGTTATTAGGCAAACCAATAACATCAGCATTTAACATTAAAGGTTTTCCCTTAGAATAATGAAGACGTTTAACCGTTTCAGGTAGTTTAATCTCTTCAACAACCACACTCCTTTGTTTCAACTGCTGTAGATAAACAAAAGTTCCCATTGCAGCAATAGCAAGTATCAGTAAAATAAAAAATATCTCCATTTCTTGTAAAAGGGGCTTAAAGCCCCAATATTTAATTAGACCAATCGTTCCCCGCCTTCACAAAATAATTCACATTATAGGTAGTTTCTGCATCCACGTTAGGTGCCTTGTAATATAATGTAAACTCTATCGGTAATTCAGTTCCACTCACATAAGGTCGGAACATGTCAGAATCTGTAAACAATCTACTAACATCACCTGTAAACTTAACATGTGTGATAGGGTCGTTTTCAGGGTCTGAATAAATTAAGTCATCTTTCGTAATTACCTTGTTTACTCTATTACCTAATCTTAAAGTATTATCCTGTGTAACAGGAGGTCTGTTACCTTCAGAAACAGTAATACTATAAGAAACCACAGTTTTTCCATCGTTCAAATCAAAAGAACCCGTTAGCAGATTTTCACTTCCTGTATATTGTCCGTTATACACCAACGGAACATTTGTAACACTATTCGCAGCGATAACTGTTTCGTTCACACTCACAGTGAAACCTCCATCACTCAATAAAGTTTTTGCAGGTATTGTAAACGTAGACCCACAAACATTATTGAAAACTAAATGACGAGGTGTAGCGTTGGTGTAATTTATACTTTTCATAATAGTATCTGTAAAATTATTATCCACCACTGTTACACAAGTCTCATAAGTGTCACTATTAGCAGCTTTCGCCACATCGAAAATTATTGTAGCCATTTATAAATTTTTAATTTTCTCTTCTATATCTGAAAGTCGTTGTACAAATTTATCAGACAAAGTTAAGAGATTAAACACTTTACATTCAGGTGTAAATTTAAAATATTCTGCATCAACTCTCACATTTTGAACCTGAGTTTCCAACGCTTCTTTTCTATCACACCTTCCCTCTTTATCCAAAACTCTCATAGTTAACTCGCTTACTTTAGGTGGGATTGCTGTCCCACCTTTTAGTAAGTCAAGAATATTTTTAAGTTCCCTCTTTAAAAGAACAACCTCTTTTTCAAGAGAAATAACCGTTTCTGTCATATTCTTTTCACTCATTACTGTACAAATTCGTAAGTTACAAGTTGTTGATACTCAGAATCCTGTGATTTACCACGATAAGATACATTATGGAAATCTCCTTTAGGTATCACTTGTCCAACCGTTACCTGAATACCATTGAAAGTCAGATTAGATAAATCTCCTCCTGTTATACGAATACCTGTATAAACATCTCCTTCAGCATCGAAATAAACAGCGTCGAATAGGTTTTCAGACAAATTGATAACACCTCTGTTAGGTACATTTACACGAACATCACGCGTCGCCCTTGGAGGTTGATTTCCATTACAACCTTTTACAAGTGTACAAATATCCAAAGTCTGCTCCTGAATCATATTTGTAATGTATTCAGACATAAATGTTTTAAATTCTCTCTCTTTAAGAACCTCTCTTAAAACATCTTTAAACCAATTTTCCTTAACAGATTCTTTTAATTGTACTTTAAACCACTCTTGTTTTAATCTTTCTTTTAGAACTTGATTAAACCACTCGTGTTTAAAATTCTGTTTTAAAACATCTGTAAACCAAGGTGCGTCTTCTAATAGGTTTCTGAACTTATTTTCAAGCCAGCTACCTCTTAAAGCATCCTCGATTCTTTGCTCAATCCATGCAGAATCTCCCTTAACTTCTACCCCATTAGGATGTTGCTCAAGTTTAATACCTGCACCTTCCATTAAAGTTCTAAACTCTGCGTAACCATCAGAGTTCACACCTTTATATAATTCCGAACCAACACCAACATTGGTTATCTTCGTTCTCTCCTCTAAGCTTTTTTTGACATCACTAAGAATATCATTTATCATAACCAAAGCGTCCTCCATATTGTCACCGTTGACAAGACCCATTGGTAAAAGGGTTGAACCATTGTAATGAACACATTCAGTGTTTATTTTAAAGTCACACCCACACTTAGGAAGTTTTTTCTCACACCCACAAAGAACAGTGGGTTTTTTATTACATGAATTACAACCCATTTTTATACTATTTGTTTAATTTGATTACTTGACGTAACACGATACAACATATTCTTAACAAGTCCTGCAGCCTTCGCAGCCGTATCACTCACATAAGATTTAATTCCCGAATTTATTAAGTTGTCATTAACGGTACTAAAACTTCCTTCGGTATTCAAATCAAGATTTACCGAAGGTGGAGCTAAAGTACCCACCTGTTTTAACTTAAAATTAGGAATTATAAGTTGATAATCACTCTTAGAAGTCATCACAAGATAGTCAAAATTACCTTCCACATAACCGTTATCATTCCCAACGCTATTTAATCTAAATGAACCTTCAAGGGAACCTACGTCGTTTATGAAATATGCGAAATGATAATTAGAACTATATCTTAAAGATGTATATACAATCGTAGCTTTATCAGAAAGTATAAAGAAAGCATCTCTCCCAACATGAGAGTGAGTACCATAATTAGGAACTTCTAAATTGTAAACATTGAACTGACCTGCTATATTAAAGAAAGCAGTATTACTCTTTGCCTTATAAACATCAGGTTTACCAGTAACTCTATCCTCTAGCTCATCTATCGCCATTCTTCGAGCATTTAACCCGACATTTAATTTAGCATTAGCAGTAGAAGAAAATTTACCATCGCTATCGATTTGTAAATTGTAATTCAAAATCGTTTCAATATACAACTCTCCCGATTGTACCGTGATTGAAGAATCCGCGGATGGATTTCTATAATTACATCTAACCACAGGGTTAGTCAACATCACATTTCGACTAAATCTGAAATCTAAACCATAACTCTCACCATTTGATTTCGTCTGATTACCTTCCCAATTGTAAGTATCAGATTCAACAAACGATATTTTGTCTGATGTTTTCTCACCTATGTAAAAATAAGAATAACGCTCAGTAGTTTCTCCAGCTCGTTGACTTCCATTCCATCTCAATATACCAGGTCTTTTAGAATTAGTAACAGTTCCGTTACCTACAAGTCGCATGAAAACATCTGACTGTATACCATTCGTCCCATTTCTTTCTGCATAAGGATATATCCTTTCTGAATCAAACATGTATTCATCCGTACCTGTATATAACAAACTTACATTATTCTGAAGTTCGATTGTTAAAGTGTTAATTGTCGGATTTGTCGACACAACACCACTCGTTTGAACTATAATCCTTGCGTTTTTATGTTCAGGATTATACACTGTCCCGCTACCAACTACTGCCGCACTCGCTTCATCAAAAGTTAAGTAAGGTCTTGAAACACTACCATTTGAAGGGAAGTCAGCAGTAGGTTGATACGTATTATTTACATAAAACGTTTTTATTCCCGTTTCATTTGGTTGTTCTATACTTACAGAACCGTCGCTGTTTTTAATCAATTTCAAAGATGAAGACTTTAACTTTGAAATCTCAGCTTTTTCATTTGTGTTAGAATGAACTAAACTAACCTCCCCGCCTTCAGTCGCAACAATTTGTTTACTTGGAGCACTTGCCACTTTTAAATCTATCTTACCATCGGTTGCTGTTAAAGTAACACTACCGTCACTTGAACTTAAACCTTTGAAAACATATTCTCCAGCAAGATTTTTAATAAAAAGAGCTTCTCCTTCATTAGAAGATTTAATGCTCAAATTAAGATTTTTTAAGAACTCGTTTAATAAGTCTTTAAACCACTGTTTTTGAAGGTTTCCTTTTAAAACCGACTCAAACCATGGCTCGTCCATAATACTTGACAAATACTGTCTAAACCAGTCTTGTTTGATAACTCTTTTAACCAAGTCAGCAAACCAATCTGCATCAGCACTCTCTTTAAGATATTTCTTAATCCATTCTTCATTAACACTTATACGAATACTTTCGTTCTCAGGTGTAAGTAAAATACCAACACCTTGAGCAAGTGTTTTAAATTCTTCCTCACCTACATCATTCTTACCTTTGTAAATAGGTACACCTGTACCAAGATTTACGATTTTAACCTCATTGTCAGACACTTTCAGATAAACATCTGAGAACATCTCATTAATTCTAAAAATAACCTCTTCTAAGTTATCCCCTCGAATTATACCTAAAGGTAGTAAAGGTAAGTTAGAGTAAGTTACGCACTTAGCGTCTAACTTTTTATCAGGACACGTACCACACGACTTCTTTTTTTCACAGCCACACACGGGTTCGTGACAAAATTTACATCCTCTCATTTTCAAGGTATTCTTCTTGCTTCGTTATAAAAACCTAAAACTAAATCTTTTATATGTGCTTCATCAACAGAAATAACAACATTGTTATCATCTTCCGTTATTTTCACACCTCTACCAACTTTTAAAGTTTTAAAATAATGAGAACCGTTTTCCCCTTTGTCTTTATACACCTTAGCACCATCCCCAAGATTTAAACCGATAAAATCGTTTTCCACCTTGCGTGTTAATTCCTCAACTTTAGAATCAATTCTTTTCAAAGCATGGTCTAAAGTATGACCCTCATTAACACCTATATTTTTAAGACATCTACCTGTGTATTCTACAAGAGTAGCATCTGTTTTATTACAACAATCCATTAAACTTATTTTTTAAGGTTATCTATTTTAGCTTTCAACATCTTAACCTCCGTTTTAACAGAAAGCATCTCTTTTTTAAGATTATCGTTGTCCTGCTTTAATTTATCAGTAACACGAAGTATCTCTTTTAATTTATTTTCTAACCAACCAATATAATCAGTTAACGAAGGAGATGCACAAATATCCATCTCCGACCCTTTAACCTTAACACAAGTTGATGAAATAAACATATCACACTCTAACTCACTGTTATCAACAGTAGGTATGTTAATTTGACCACACTTTCCCATTAAATCTTTTCTTTAATTTTACAAATCTCATCAATAAGTAACTGTAACAACGATGCTAAACTTGTAACCTTGGTTTCACATTCCTTAAGACATTTTAAATCAATACATTTAAGTATGTCATCCGTCTTTTCGTCCTTACCTTTAAGTTTACAAAGTTCTGTAACCAGCGTTTTAATAGCGTCTTTAACAAGAACAACCTCTTTCTTATCATACTTACTCTTCGTTACAGGGAATGTTATACAAGTCCCTTTATCAACATCTTTAAGATTTATAGAATCTAAAATGTAATCTGTTATTTGATATAAATCAGTAGTAGTATCCTCCAAATTTATACAATTCTGTAACAGATTTAATTTTGAAAATTCAGGAAGTTCAAGGTCGTAAAACACACATCTTGAAGGTGTCTTAATACACCCGTCGGCTATTCTATTTTTTCTACAACCCATTTAAACATATTTATGATATAATTTTGATACATTATCTAAAAAACATTCGTCCTCGAAATCTACCTCACAAAAACGATGTTCTAAAATATCATATAAATAAAGTATCAAATCAATTTCCTCGCTTTTAAAATTATTCACTAAACCCATCTTACGAAACATCAAATCCTTATCAGCCATACACATAACTATCTCATCTACCATTTCTCGGACGTTTTCATAACTATTCTGATATATACTCGTTGCACTCATTACACACAAGTTTTACAAGTTTTCAATCTATCAAGGTCTCTTTGAGCGTTTTGTAAAAGTGTCGTAGCCTCACAAACATTACCATGTCTTATATTAGCCTCAGCACCCTTAATATAAAGTTCAATCCGTTTAATTCTCTTTAAAAGCTCCGTATCCACTCTATTAACAGAACAAGAGAAATTAACCTTCATCAAAATCTTATCAAGTTCTAAACGAAGATTATCTGTCTTTAAATGGTATCTCGTTTCAAAGAATTTATCAGGTGAACCTTTTATCGTTATCGTATAAACACCATCAGGTAAATATCGTTTCTCTTCACGAATGTCACTCAGCCCCAAACTAACACTTGTAAACAAATTAATAACTCGTTTATCAAAATAATGTGTTATAGGCTCAGAAAAACCTGGAGGTGTTATTTCTATGATTGCAGGCTTATCCTCGATATGAGCCCATTCAGATATGTCGTAAACAACTAAATATCGAGGGTCTCTATTCTCTAAAACCTGAAAATCAATATCTATATTTTTAACAGTCTCGTTCATCACTTCTATATTTTAAAAAAGGGAGAGTTAAATCAACCCTCCCTTCAATTTATATTACCCAAATGCTCTTACACCATCGATACCTGCTTGAGCAGCCAAGTTATTCAAAAGCTTTTCAACTTTCTGATGCTTACCTGCTTCCACCATGATATGGAAAGTATTGTTAGCAGTGTGAGTACCACCCATTCCTTGAGAGAATTGAGTTCTTCTAATTGTAACAGCGTAATCTACATACTGAGCGTCGTAGTTGATGTTACTTTCAATACCTTGTAAGAATTTCTCTTGGTTAGATTTAGCCTCAACAATACCACCACCGAAGTAAGCAATACCTTCTCTTTCATAACCTCTTAAAGAATATCCTACTTTATCTCTCTTAGAAGCGTAAGACAAATATTCTACATGGAAAGGGTCATCAGAAATTCTTCCGATACCTTCTCTAATATCACCTATCCAACCTCCTGATACTTCAATCTTGATTGGGTCTTCTGAGTATCTAATCTCATCGATAACACATTCAGTAGGTTTGATTTCAAGGATTTTACCCTCGATTTTGAAACCACACTTAGTAGCAGCTGCACCAGCAACAGCAACAGGTCTCCAAGCTCTACCTTCAAAATCAGCAGGAGCTTCAGCCTTATATGTATCTAAGAAAATAGGGTCGCAAGCTTCACCTCTCAAGTTAGTTTTAACTTTTGCTTTATATCTTGTCTGACAACCACCTGTAACAGCTTCTTTTGTAATTTCAAGACCTGGGTAAGCAGCTTGAAGTTCAGCCAATCTGTCAGTAGCAGCATCACATTTAGGGTCTGGTAAGTCAATGATAAACTCTCTCGTAGAAAGTTTAGCGTCTTTTCCTTTAACCCAATTTATAGAAGTTGTAGTAGCATTGTTACATACAGAAAGAGCCTCCCCAACATAGTTCGCAGTAAAAGTAGGGTTTCCTGACACAACCCCTGAAATAGCAGCAGCTGTAAGTTTCTTAGAGAACAAAGCTGTATAAACACCTACACCACCTTGTTGACCTTTCCCTTTTTGAACCGAACCAGCAACAACATTTGCTAAATCTTCAATAACAGAAGTTTTATCATCACCGTTATCTTCAATAGTGAAAGAGTAAACATAACCTCCTTCAGCAGCAGTGAACCCTGTTGCACAAGCAGCACATCCTTTAATGTAAGAAGGAATAGAAGATACATAAGCTACAGGAGCAGGAGCTGTTCCTACTTGTAACAACTGATAAACAGAAGTAAGACCTTCTCTCTTAACTCTTTCAATTACAACACCTGGATATTGTTCTCTTACAGAAGCAAGAGCAATAGCGTCACCAGCGTCAACAACAGTCAACTCATAGAAGCTATAAGTTTCTTCAGTTTCAGCAGGTCTGTTGTCAAAAATAGGAGTAATTTTTACAAATCTTTCAGGAGAAACACCACCTCTAAGTTTGAATTGTTTGAAGTCTTCGATAGCTTTCTCAACAATCTTTTGGCAGTTACCATCCGCACAACCGTCAACAGATGTACACTTGTCGCTGTAAAGACTTCCTGCGTCGAAGAACATAGGAATCTGAACTTTTGCGTCAGGGTAACCCAAGTGACCGATAGCCTCACCTGAAAGTTGAATCATAGCACTCTTACTTTGACCATTTCTAAATCTCAAAGAAGTAGTAGGCTCGATACCATTGTAACCAACGATTACCGTATCAGGAGTAGCCTCAAGTACTTTTGGAGTTTCTACCTTAATAGAGATAATATCTTCTACTGTAAACGGATAAGAAGAGAATGTTTTATTATCTTTGCTTCTTGATAATCCTTCACCTCTTTGTTTTTCTCCCTGTCTATATCTGATTTCAAATCTTCTTGATTTAGGGAATCCGTTAAATGCCTCAACTGCCACAAGTCCATCCTTGCTAACATTTTGAGTATCGAAAATACCTACTTGACCTCGGTTCAAATCCAATGAACCACCTTTAGTCAATACTGAACCGTTAACCAAAAACATTGGTCGGTCGAATGGTTTATGTAAACCCATTTTATTATAATTTTATATTATTAAACAATGATTAAACAATAGAATTAACTTCATTGACATCTACTTGATAACGCTCTACATAATCAGAATTAATGTTAAAGTCTTTAACACAAATATCTAATATGGTTTCTATCTCGCTATCAGCAAATTCAGGATGAATGTTTGTGGAATGAGAGCCATCAAAATGAATATAACCCTCAATATCTACAGGCGTTGGAAACCTGTAATATGTCAGAAAGACATTAGAAATATCGAAACCTTTTCTGTAAACTTGAATTGAATCTTCTCCGAAAGTATAAAAGGTTTCACGATAATCAAAGGAAGGCTCGTTGAACTTATCGTTGTATAACTCGTGAACGTTTTCGGATTTAACCTCCCACATCACATCAAAAAAGTCATCACAACCATCTTGTTCACCCTTCGCCCGTACATTGACAAATCTAAAATAATCTTTCGGAAGTAAAAAACTACGGAAATCTTCATGTAACGAACCCTTCTCTAATTCCTTATTAGGAACTTTAAATTTTTGGATATTACGAACCTCCTCGTTAGAGGAAGTTCGCATAACCATATCCAAATATTTATTTTGAGATGTATTGAACAAAATAACAAACCTGCCTTTATCTACAGCAATGTTGTCATTTATAGCGTTCTTGTTAACTTTTAGAAGAAATCTGTAATAAACATCTAAAATATCCATTAACAATTAAACTGTCATTAGAGCATGACGCACCTCCAATAATTCTTTATCTTTCATAAGCCTTGAAGCTGCTTCTTTCAGGTCTACCCCTAATGGAATTTCACCATAGTAGTATTCTCCTGAAACATTTGTAACTTGACCTGTACGCACCTTCTTATTAAGTATGTGGAACAACGCTATTTCATCTGAACCGTCGCTCGTTAGAGCTTTTTCATAAATTCTAAGAAGTTTAACTGCGTTACCATCATCATTCATGAGCCAAGAATACACCATTGAATTTAAGGAACTATTCTCTATATCTTCTGAAATAGTATTAAATCCAATATATTCCAACGCTCTAATTGCTGTAACTCTGTTATTTTCCAACAATTTACCAAAGCTAAGAACAGCCTCCATAAAGTTGTTGTTAATTTCTTCTTTATGACCTTTGTATTTAGTTACATCCTCAACCATGTATTGAGCCGCACCATAGCGAGGGTTTCCTTTTTCATTCTTCGGTACCAACTGATAAGAAAGTACTGCTTGTACAAGGTCTAATAAATCAGAAGCTTGAGATGTTTTAAATGCTCGGTCTACACCAAGTTTGTAAGAATAGTTGTCCCAAAATTCTAAGTTGTTGTGGTTCAGTAAACCTTCTTTACCCATAAATCTTTCATATGGTTCTACAACATATTTCTTGAGAGCATTAACTCTCAACTTAACTTCATCTCTGTCTAAAAGAGCATAACACGGAGAGTCTTCATACAACCCTGTGTCATACACACCGTTACCCAATTCATCTGATACAAAGTTAACCCCTCTATAGTTAGCAACTTCCACAGATGGTAGTTTCGTACTACCTTTCTCTTGGAATGCCTCAGGAGCAGACTTATCAGGCCTATTAATAACTTTATAAATCGCACCAACTTCTATCTCGAAATCATTAACTTTAATAATATCGGGAACGACTTTGGATTTTTTTGTACTTTTTGCCATCTTTGTTAAAGTTTTATGTCTGCAAATATAATATAAAAATTACTCAATAAAAAGTAAGTGAAACCTCGCTTTATAATTAACACAAGGTTTCACTTTACTCGTTTAAACATCTTTTCGGAAAAATTTACCTAAAATATTATCGTTATAAAATCCTTCTCTTTCAAGCACACCTTCCTTAAATAATTCACGAGTTTCAAGATATGTTAGTTGTTTAGTATCTCTTGCAATGAATAATATATCTCTACTCACAACAGAAACACCCTTCGCAACATCCTCTTTTAACTCTTTATTTGAACCAATGTAGGTCTGCCAATCGCTTTCTTTCTTTACGATTTTATACTTCTTAAGACGCTTATCTGTAATTAACGCTAATTCTTTTTTACCTAACTTAACTTTCCTCTCTGTGAAAAAATTCTTTTTACCTAAATAACTTTTACCATTAGATAAAGTTATTTTATAAATAAAACCAAAAGGTTCGTCAGGTAATTGCTTATAATCATCTAAATCAAAATTCTTGTACTTCCACTTCGGAATGTTGTTTATTTCTTTCTTCATTTACTTTGTTTCTTATTTCTTCTTCAAGTTCAGGATTGTCTTCAAGCAACGAAGTTACATTAGACGCTCCCTGTCCTAATTTAACATCACCATACGAATACCATGAGCCACCCTTTTGAATAATTCCGTAATCAACGGCATAATCTAAAAGTTCCTGCATTCTGTCAAGACCTTTACCAAACTTAATTGTAAACTTCGCTTCTCTCATAGGAGGTGCTATCTTATTCTTAACAACCCTACACCAAGAGTTGTTACCAACTTTTTCCCCATGGTCTTCAGCACTTGTCCCTTTAAAGAGATGTATTCTCTGAGATGCATAGAATTTCATAGCTTGACCGCCTGGTGTAGTAACACCGCCACCATAACCACCAATCATATTTCTAACCTGATTAGTGAAAATAACGGTGCAATTACTGTCCATTGCCTTACTTGCTATCTTAGGCATTTCCTGAGATAAAATCCTTGCTAAAACAGCCATTGTAGCCTCTCCTGCGTCAGCCTCAAATATCTTTTGAGGTGTCATTGCTGCAATAGAGTCAACCACTATCAACGAAAACTCTCCCGTGTCTAATAGGTCTAAAAGTATCTGACACGCAGCTTCTGCACTATCAGGTTGTGTAAATAGTAATTCTTTAATATTCACACCCAAGGCTTCGAAATATTTAGCGTCAACACTGTTTTCAGTGTCAATATAGGCAGCTCTACCTCCTGTTTTTTGTACTTCTGCAATAGCCGTTGCAGAAATTGTGCTTTTTCCTACGCTAGGTTCAGAAAACAACTCCACAAGCCTTCCTACGGCATACCCACCTCCAAGGGCGTCATCGATAGCCATAGAACCTGTTGTAATAGTTTTAACAAACGCTTTTTGGTTACTACCTAAAGCCATTAATGTTCCTTCTCCGTATCGCTTATTGATACTTTGCAATACAGAGTCAATAGTCTTTTTTTCTTTTTCTTGTTTTGCCATATATTATGGTTTTTAAATGTTCGTCAATGTTATATATTTCACTTACAACAATATTTAAGTTATTCTATTCCCAATTCTTTCAACACTTCCCATTTATCCCTCATCACCCTTGTAACTTGAAACACCTTGCCTTCTTTAGTAATTACTTCATATTCTCCATTACTCCTAATAGTCTTTATTCGACCATTACCTAACACACCTTCCACTCTAAAATAAACTACTTCATCTATCTGTGGCCCCATCTTAACTATATTACTTGTGTAATAGTTACGCGTTATTGCAAAGGTTGTTAAAGAAGATGTGACCATAGCTATAACCATTATAAACACCGCTGCAGAATTATTACTATTTTTCATATTTAGTCTGTTTTAATTCCCCAAAATTTTGAGGAATTAGATTATTTAATATTCTCACTCGCACCAACAACCTTGTTAAACTCCTCCTGTACTAATTCTCCGAAAGCGTCTAACAATATGCACGGAGGACAACCACCCATTTCTTCTAACTTCTTAAAACCTTTATATAAGGTTTCCACAAAAGGTATAAAAATAGGACCACAAGTTGTTTCTAACAGGTCTTTATCACCCTCGAAGTTTTCTACTAATTCTTTGTATCTATCTAAATACAACTCTTTTTTATCATCTATTTTACTCATTGTAATAAATATTTTTGCAAATATAAGAAAATTATTTTAATTAACAAACAACAATCAAGTTTTATTTTATGAAACAAAAAAGCGTCTCCACTATTAAGTGAAAACGCCTTCAAAAACATTAACGAAAATTTACACAAAAAGATGAATAAACTATATTCTTCTGAATGCAGTTGGAATCTCCTGCAATTCGATAATGATACTTCTTGTAACGTCAAGTACTAACGCACCTGATACGTTGTGAGCCCAAAACTCTCTTGACATCGTTTTAGATGTACTGATGATTTCTCTACCTGTTTGAGGGCTATATCTACCGTTAGAGTAACCCCACCACATGTTTTCACCTTCAGGCTTAACATAGTAAACATTAGCTCTTTCATTACCACCTGCAACAAGTTTAGCTCCTGTAGGAAGACTTCTTCTTGCATTAGAGTAGTTAGCGTCAGTAGCATCAGTAATCATCATAGAGTAAGCAGAATGAGCATAACCACCTTCTCCATAGAATCCTCTTCCTCTTCTATCAGACATCGGAGAGTAATCCATCGCTGGGTCGTGATTAATTTCCACCCATCCAATCTCAGGGATGTTAACTTTTGTGAACATCACAGGCTCAAGAGTAAGTGAAGTAAGACTCTTACCTTGAACAGGAGAATGTGGTAAGAATTTCTCATTACCCATAAGCACCCCAAGAGCTTGAATTTGAGCCATAACTTCTTCTCTGAACAAGTTAAGCATGTTCATATATGCGAAGTATCCACAATCAAATTTAATGTATCTGTCTTGTGGAGATAAATCTTTTCTGTTTTGGAATAACACAGCCATAGCTTGTCTCAATAGAGACTTAGTAATTCCACCTTTTCTTGAATAAGTAAATACATTACCTCTTCTAAATTGATGCCAAGCTCCTTCTGATAATCTCTTAGTTCCATCAATACCTTTAACGATACCTCCTTTTTGGAAGTTAAGAGCGTATGCTTCCATCTTCATCAATTCAAGAAGTACTAAGTATTCAAGAGTTGAACCGATAGTAGTAGTATCTTTCTTAAGTTTACCATTTTTATCAAGTTTACCGATAATCATGATGTCTTTCAGATACCCATCGTTATCTTTTCCAAATTGTTCAAGCTGGTTAGCAAATCTGTTCCAAAACTCTCTAGCATGTACTGCAGCACCTGAGAATGTTTTCTTGTCCGCATACATAGTGTAGAAAGTCTCAACCCCTCTATGTCCTCCTAATTCAAATTCCAATGTCATAGTTGAAACATTGTCACCTCCTTCGAAGTTAGAGAATTGAGTAGAGAACTCACCTAAAGAGTGGTTAACTTTAAAGTATTGAATACCTTCTTGTAAGTATTGTTTATCGAAGTACTCATCTTCATCCATAGTTACAAGTTGTACCCAGTGTTTCCAAGTATCACCATTTCTTTCTACAACATGGTCTTCTGAAACGTGCAATTGTTGCCCTCTTTCAGGGTTATAAGTAATAATATCACCAGGCTGATAAGCAACATCAAGCTCGATAGGGAACACAGAACCTGCAAGACCAGGATATTCTGAGAAATCAGAAGTATCTGCAGTTGTAAATGAACCTGAAGGCTCAACAATTTCTACATCGTAGTGACATTTTCCTTGTACACCATTTACTTCAAGGATTGCTCTATCTTTGAAATATTTCTTATAACCTGGCATTCTATAGTCTGCTTGGTTACTGAACAATTCAACTAATCCCAAGTGATTTTTATCAGGGTCCTCAGCATACCAAGAACTTAAAGATGGAGAATCTACTAAACCATACTGTTTAACTTTATTTGTACTTGTAAAAGCTACAATAGTATCCCCGTTGTAGGGTTTACCTAAAGAATTAAAACTCATTTTCTTCTTTTAATATATTAAAAATTAATTATTCAAAATCTGACAAATCGATTACATTTCCTGTATGAGTTTTACCTGGGTTTTTAGGAGTGATGTTTATACTGTCACTTCCACGCTTAACCACTTTCAAACTCTTCATTGTTTTAATTTGAGTATCTCGAACTTCTTCTTTCGCAACTTGTTTCTTATAAGTGTCCTTATCTATAAGGAACAATGCTAACTCAGAAGCAGTTTCAGGATTATTTCTCAAATTGTAGTATAAAGTATCCAACTCAAATGAACCATTTTCGTTCTCTTTAGTAGCGTAGTCTACAATTTTCTTCTTAACATTTGAGTTCAAATCGAATTTGTTAAGATTTTCACTCAGACTATCTCTATAAAGTTTAAGTTGTTTCTTCTTTTCTTCTTTTTGAGCAACCGCTTGATTGTTCAAAGCTTCCATCTGCTTATCAATAGCCCCACGAATCTCAGCGTCTGCTTTAAGAGCCTCCTCTTCAAGTTTACCTTTATTCATGAAACTTTCAATCAAGTCCATAGTTGTCTCTTTATCCATACCTTTTAATTGATGATACTTCATAAAGACAGCTTTTTGTTGGTCCAATTCTATAGATAAATCTAAATTGTCCAACGGGTCTTGATACATATTGTAAGTTTCTAAAGCTTGGGATACATTCCCACCGTTTTTCTCAATCTCTATCAAATGCTTAGTAAAGTCTGACACATTCTTAGTTGTGTTCTTTTCACCTTCACTTCTCGCATTTTCTATTTGAGCCTGAATAATTCCTGCGAAAGATTCTTCATCTAAATCATATTCTGATAAAGGAATTTCACCATCTTCTGTTTCAATAGTATCGAACGCTTCGATAACTTTACTCTTCATCAAAGTATCCAAAATGTTCTTATACTTATTTGAACTTTCAGAAGATACAATATTCGGTTCAGGTTTTTCTTCCTTAGGTGGATTTACGGGTTCCGTAGGTATTGTAAGTTCCTTACCCTCTTCAGTAGCAGGAGAAGTTTCTTCTTTAACTTCTTCCTCTTCAGTAGAAGGAGTGATAGGTTCATCATCTACTTCATTAGTAGTTTCACCTCCTACACCAAACTCAGCATCTAAAAAAGATTCCAAGTCCGCTACATTCCCGTTCTGTGTTGAAAAATCAAAATCGGGGTTGTTCGTTAAGTCTATACTCATAACTTTCTGCAAATTTATATTGTTAATGGTTAAAAATCAATAAACTAAAATAAACCACTCATCCATAAAGTTTAATTTTATGAATGAGATGGTATTTTATAAGATTAGTTCTTGTTGACAAGTGCTATCATTTCGTCACTCTTACGCTTTTGAGCACGCTCTTCAAGTTCTCGAGCTTTAAGCTCCAACTCTCTATCTTTACGAGAAAGTTCCGCTTCTTTCATAGCTTCATCAACTGCTAATTTTCTTTCTTGTAATTGTTCTTCGAAAGATTGCTGTCTTTCTTTTAAAGCTTGGTCTGCTTCTTTATTAATCATATCAAAACCATATGCATCGGATTCTTTATCAGATGCTCTACCCAACGCTTTAATTCTCTCAACATCAATCTTATTATCTCTGTCAGCCTCTTTAGACATCTCTTGACGCTTCCAAGCTTCATCCATTCTCTGCATTTCGAGTTCATGAGCCTGTTGCTGCTGTTGCATAACTTGTTCGTGTTGTTGTTGTTGCAACATCTCGTTATATAATCTACTCTTACGAGCAACATCGATAACACTTGACATTGATTTCGTTTGAATAACTTCTGCAATCGCCAATAGGTCATTACCCATTGTGTTATTCTGAAGAACAAATTGTTTAAATGTTTCAAGGTTTTTACGCTCAGCACTATTAGAAGTAAGCATAATGCTGAATTTTCTCAAATGGAAATCAGGGTCTGAAAATTGTAACCACGCTTTTGTAGCATCTGATTTCGTATAGAATACAGAAATATCCTTACCTTCTTTCTGACAATATTGAGCAACTGCTAAATGCATGTCTAATGCCCTTTTCTTAAAGTCAGAGAAGTGTTCAAAGAATGGTTCAGTTTGAGAATAAGCAGCACTTGCAGATTGTCTAACTCCTTCTGCGGTTTCGTGCTTAGTAGGAGCACCCAACCTTTGAGGGTTAAATCCTATTTGTTCGTAAGCTTTATTTTTATAAAACTCTGCCAACTGCATACGGTCGGCAATCTGTGCTGAATAACTCAAGTTCTGAGGTGCAAACTGCATCATACCTCCAGCAATTCCTTTTAAGTTTGAGGTAGAAGTGTCTATCGGAACAATACCTGTATTTTTAGCAATACTTCGTATGTTAAATAAAACATCTTCTGTATTACCCCAACTCTTCATTTCACTCGGTAGATACTGCACATCCAATAAGAAGAACAAACCAATTTCCTTTTCTAATAGGTTATACATTTGATTCATTGCAATGTTATGACCTATTTGATAAGGAAGAATTAAAGGTGCTAAACCAATACCAACATAACCTGCCACAGGTAATTGCAATTGATATAACTTACTATTCCCTTTAATTTGATATTCTAAGGGTTCAACTTGAATGTAAATATCATCATCCAAAGCAGTACCCATACTGTTTATCTTAATACCACTCCAAACTTCAGGAACATAATCCCAAACAAGAGTGTTAGGTGTAGGATTGTTCTCAGCTTCTCTAAGAGTAGTTTTGCTTAAAGTTTTAATATTCTTTTCCTCTAAAAAGTCTTTAAGTATTTCTTCTGTAACCGTTTCTTGAGTAAGCATCCCTGTTTCAGGGTCTTCAAAAGTAATGAGTCCAAACCTCTTATAGGACACAAAATAAGCCTCGGTAACCTGTATAAGGTCGTTACGAATTATCGTATTATCAGATAACTGACGGATTCTATCTCTATGTGAACCAAAACCGTATACATCATTCATCCTTCTCGGTAAAAAGGCGTCAATAGATGTAACTTCTCCGTCTCTCCCAACCATGGTTTTCTTCGCCATAGGTGTACCTAATAAATCCTGCAACCCTAAAGCAAACTCATAATCATAATACTGTTCATGAGGAACAATGTGAGTTTCTCCACCTGAACCTTTCAACACCATGTCAGGAAGTTTATGATTCGTTTTAGTACCTTTACCTGTACTAAAAATAGTGTCCTTATTAAGGATTTTCTCTTTCTCCTCTTTCGTCAATAAATGACCATATCGGTTAATAAGTTGAGCAGGTGAAAAGTAATGTATCCTTCCAATGTAATCCCCTTCTTGTGGGTATTTTACATCTAAATTTTGAGAATAAAAAGTATTTAATGGTGACCAAGCCTCAACTTCATAACTATCGTAACCTACTCTGTAGTGTCTAAAACATCTACCTGTTAATAGGTAATCAGTTAAATTAATAAGGTCTATCTCAGACAATTTAAATCTTTCTGTGTCAGCCTCTTTAGTATATTCTGCCCACTTCACAGCCTGTGTCTGCCAATCAGCTTTCAAATAATTGTCAATTTCAGGTGGTGTAAGTGCATGTTTCGCTTGTTCTACCTGTTGAAGATACTGCTGTTTCTCCTCTTCGGAATTAAACGGCATTTCTTCAGGATTATAAAGACCTTGAGTTATAAGTCGCAACTCTAACTCTTTATTCCATTTATCGGTTATGTATTCCTGTAATAAACGGGTCTTTTCTCTAAGATATTCGTTTGAAGCAATCTCATCTACCTGAGTAACTGCGAAACTGTCAGAATGGGCTAAATACTCCCCTCGAAGAGCTCTTATTATTATCCCTAATATGTCGTAGTGTTTAATAAAAGTAGGAACACTTGTATCCTTTAAAGCCTCATCTAATTCAGACAGTTGTGGTATAACCTCCGACAATTCACTGTGGGAAAGTTTTCCCTCAACCATACGATATAAATCTTTAAATCGTAAGTTTTCCTTCATCTGTCGAACACCTATCCTTTCCAAGGCGTCCATAGTTTCCTTCTTAAACTCTTTTGTCTGTTTTTTAGAATACGGTATGGCTTGTGCAGGTAATTCGGAATGGATACCGCCACCAATCGCATCACCATACCAATAACTTGCATGTGCAGCCATTGTGGTATTTAACAAATTTCTGCAAAAATACTAAAAAACAACCGTGTAATAAAAAAACTAAAACCCCACCTTATAAAGGCAGGGTCTTAGCTACTAACAATCAAAATTAAATTTAAGTAAATGAACAAATAATTAAAAAAGCAAAACAACAATTAAATGTCAATATCAGTTAAAGCTTCAAGCTCTTTATTTTCTTCATAATATTTGGTAAAGGCTTTTTTATCCTTTTCCCAAACACCTGTAGCTTCAGGGAAAATTAAAAACAATTCACCATTTTCTAAACAAGAATTATAAAAATTCTTAACTTCTGTTTTTGTAATCTTTATTTTTGCCATAATTCATGTTTTAGAAAGGTAAATCCATTTCATCTTCCTCCTCTTCAACTTGCTTCGCTACAGGTTTTGCAGGTTTAGCAGCAACAGGTTTTTCAACAGCTGGTGCTGGAGCAGGTGTAGAAGTTTCTTCTTCATCATTTCCACCATAAGAATAACCACTTGTTTTCTCAAATCTTTCAAGTTGTTCCTTCAAAGACTTGTAAAGATACTTGTCTTGATTTGAAAAATCCCAAACTAATTTTCCTGAAATATCTTCAGACTGTGTTGGAGAAGGAATATCTCCACCATTATTACCTTCTTTGTTAAGGTATTTATGGAATGCTTTTACAGACTCGTTTTCTCCATGATTGAAGTAAATGTTTTTAACAGTGTAACCTCTATCATCTTTTCTTTTATCGAATGAAATCGAGTAAGTTTTTTCAAAATCTACATTCGGAAGAACTTGAGCCAATGCCTTAGCATATGGAGAAAGTCCTTTTTTCATTGTGTAAAGTTGGAATTGAATATTCTCTCTTCCGTCTTTACCATCAATAGAAATACTTACCATAGGAACTTCTCCTGTTTGGAATTTTGCATTTCTAATTCTTAATTCTACAATCTTACCTTCGTCGGTTGCTGTAAATAACTTACGGTAACCTGTAAGTTTACCTTCATCATTGTAGTGAGGTTTATAACCATCCATCTCTACTTTTGACGCTAAATAAATAAATCCGTCTGCGTCTACTTTGAAATAACTTGTGTTAGCATTTCCTACTTCTCTTGCCATAATAAAATGTGTTAAAAATTAATAATTAAGTTGATTTGTGAGTTTCTAAACTGTTTAAGAACTCATTTTGTTTTGCAAATATATGGAAAAAATTTTAACTTCCAAACAAAATCATAAGAAATTTCATCTTTATTAGTTAAATTTTATCATATCTGAAAATCAAGTATGATGAAAACCTAAATTTCAAAGGTTGTAAATTCCTTATCTATAAATATCATATGTTGAACACTCCCATCCGCGTGGATTATAACATTTCCTTGAAGCCAACTCGAAGCTCCTTTATTGTATCCCTCTCTTAAATGTGTCAATGTTCCAACAGATAACACTCGCCCTTGCTTACCACAAACATGAGAATGTCCTACTATCATCTTCGTAGACATTCTTGTGAACTGCTCTAAACTTCCACGACTACCATTTGCTCCAATATGTCCGTGGTGAGCAACTTCCCAACCATTTACAACGAAAGAATCATCGTAATCTAAACAAAATACCTGTTGTGGTGAAAAATTCTTTTCTATCATGTAGGCCACAACACCTTTTTTAGCATCACCTTTTAAAATAGAAGAAGATAATTCTAAATAAGTTAGAGCATTTTTAATATCCTTCTTCCAATCTTGATTCAATATCCATCTATCAAACCTATCATTGTGATTTGCCTGAACAATAACCTTTTGTATATCTCTCCCATCATCTAAAAACTCTATTAAAGATTCTAATTCGTCCATAACATCATCGGCTCCATCCTGCATTCTCTTAAACTGTTCAATAGGATTGTTTACAATATGATTATTAACCGAAATTCCATCTATAACATCATGATAAACTTCTACATCAGCGTTCATCTTATCTGTAAACTCCATAGATTTAACTAAAACATCTATATCCGTCGAACCCCAATGTAGGTCTCCATAAACCATACCTGATATTTTGTTTATCTTTTCAACCTTACCGTTATCCACCCGATGACACAAATCTGTGAAACTACCATCTACATTCGCCTCAATCTGTCTGATAAAGAACACATCCTCATCACGGATTTCAACAATTACAAATCCAAGATTATGGTGAAACTCCCCTTTCTTACCTGATTTACTATCTGTATAATTAGGTAATGTTATCGCCCCTGTAGACAATAATATTTTCTTAGGATGTCCTTCTAAAACAGGAACAGACTTTAAATGTTGTTTAGGATGTCCCACAATTGTAGTAGTTTCACCCGTCATCATTTCAAGTCCGCTTAAAGGTATAGATGCAGTAGGTTGTATCTTAACATCACCTAAAATCGTCAAGTATTTATGTATATCGTGTCGGTTACTATCCCAATATGGTCGTGTTAACGGGTTCCAACTCTCATGTTTAACTTCTGTGTGAACAGATGTCGGGTTTTTATATCTCCCAAGAATAACTGAAAGTTCAGCACCTAAAAATTCTTTATACGCAAGAATGTTATTCCACAATTCTAAATGTAAAGGTGTTTCATTCTGTTCCCAAGTGATTAAATAATACTTAGAATTTTTTAAAACCCTCCCTTTTGTTTCAAGCAACGCTTCATCTAACAATTTATCTTTTCCAATATTGTTAGTAACCTTCTCTCGTTCTAACAGTTTTGACACAGACCTTCTAATTGTATCCGTGTAAGTAATCTGTCTTAAACTACAAAACTCGACGGCAGTTTTGGTTATATTTCCATTCTGCTCGTCAAGTATTCTTTTTAAATCTTCTAAATCTTCTTCTGTATATTTTCGCATTTAATGTTGTTTATAAAACGAACGGAAATCTTCGTTGGTCATCTAAATACCGTAACTACCTGATTATGTGTGAGAACTCAAATCTGAGTTTTCAAAAATTACAAATACGACCGAGATTTCGGCTCTATATAATCACTTGATATTGAGACAGAATCCAAATTTGGATTTTCAAAAACTCCACTCTTATATTATAAAACACTTAGGTAGTGCTGAAGTTTATCTTTAAAGTCAGCTTCGAAAGTTTTAACTGCAATCTTATATAATGTTGGAATATCACGAAGAACTTCATCAACAAATTGTAATTTAGATTTAATTTTCTTAGAAGGATTCGTTGCATTATAAGCTTCTAATCTCGCGTTCAAACGCATACCTTTAGACTTTTCATAAAACTCATATAAAACAGCCCATCTCTTTCTAATTAAATCATCTTTGTTCCCACGCATTTTTATAATCTCGTTAAGAAACTGTCGTTGAGTTTGCAACTTAACATCGTCTGTCATATAAACAATAACTTCCTTCTGATGTTCCACTTTATCCTCCAAAGGTTTAACATAACCAAGCTCGTATTTGTTAACAGCTACAGCTCTTTCCAAATCACTTTTAGCCATCATTATGTCTAAACAAAGTTTCTCCTTAAGAGATAACTCAGTATGTAAATTTTTCAAATTATTTTCCAATTCTTCCCATCTCCTATTTACTTTAATTCTAAGTTCGGTATTATAACCTGTCATCAAATCCATAGTTTGCATTTTAGTCAGTTCATAGTAAGACTCTTTTTTGTGACCTCCATTAGGTAACTCTCTGATTCTGAACGACTCCTCAATTTTGAGGAGTTGTAAATTCTCGTAAGATTTGTTTAACTTCTCAATATCCCTAACCACATTATCGTGTCTCTTACCTGTAACCTCTGCTATCTCCCAGCTCGTCATCTTAAGGGAGTTACTATTGTTTGCTCCACTTAAATTTAATAATTCGTTTTTCATATTTTATAATTAAAACATATTTTACATTAAAGCTGCAAATATAAAACAATTTTTTGAATAAACAAATAAAACGCCCAAAAAAGTGAGCGTTTTAATGTTAAAATTTGACAATCAGATGCTTATCAGTTACAATCCCTATTTTTAGAAATTTCTCAATAGACTTTTCTATAAGTCTCGCAACAATACTAGGACTCAACGGATTAAAAAGAACCTCGCCATATTGACTTGTGACAATGGTTTTCTTGTAAAACTCATAATAGTCAAAAGTTAATTCCCTGATAAACTCCTCATTGTTCTGCCAAAATTCGTCAGTAACTACATCTTCACTGATATAGTCCCACACCTCTTCGAAAAATTCGTTATAGTCTAAAATACCGTTCATTGTTTATAAAATTATATTTGCAAATATACCATTAATACTACAACCAACCATTATAATAAAATGACACCTTATTGTTTTGAAATTTAAAAACCTTTTTCATATATTTGCAAAGTGAATTTCAAATTACAGTAGTGTTCCAAACACGAGCAGAAGAAACATTAAAATTTTTCTCACTGATTTACAGTAAGTTACAGATTTTTGATAAAATTTCTTCTTATTTTGTTTGGAAGTTCAAAAATAATTTGTATATTTGCAGCGTGTTGATACTTCAAGCATCTCAAACAAAATAAAGTTGCGTATAAATGAGATGTAAGTAGTCGGAGGAAATGAGGGCCTCCAAAACAGCCGAGTGACGCAAATGAACTCTAATCTTCGAGATGGAGGGATTCGGTAGGAAGGGTTGCAGACTATTCAACCGCCTAAAGCCTTCAACGAAAGTTGAAAAGATTTAGGAATATGGAGAAGCAGCGATAGACGGTTTTAGTAAACTCAAGTTTAGCCTATTTGAGGATTGGTCCGTCTAGACTATTGAAATAAACAAAGACCAATAGACTATGTCTTATTAACTTAAGACTCGATGCACATTGGCGGGAGTAACCATTTGGGTGTGCGTTTAAACTTCCAACAAAGGGATTGGGAAGTGGGTAGTTCGGAATCGTGACGCCCAAAATCAGTGTCCAGCATTCACTGAGAAAGAACACGAAAAGGATATGGGCCTTGCTGGTAGGTAGTCCCTCCTGCCCTGACGCATTAAAGCGAGCCGAAAGGCGTTTTATAAGACCAAATTCGGTATTTCCCAGGAAATATCATCTTATAATCAGTAGATGCGTCTTAAAGGGTGCTTGGATTTAAGCACGTGCAGAACTAGGCCTTCTGCATAATAGAACGTGAAATCCCCTAGAACTAACCTGACTTGACATAACTTTTTCAAAATTGGAAAAAGTCATACCGTAGAGATGCAACTACGCCCGAGAGGGAAGGTTGGATTTGGCACTTTGCAAGAAAAATTTCTTAGTAGAGCTAAGAAGTTATCGGCCAAATCCCTAGGGAGTTCTATGCCCTTTAGTGCTCACCCGTCGTAAAGATAAATCTTTACTCCTCCCACACAGCGAAAAACACACCGCTGATTGTCCTACGCGGACGGCGGCTCGTTTCACTCGCTGGAGAAAAGAGAAAAATTTACTTGAAAAAAAAACCGCATACCCGCACGAACGCATACCCACACGGACGCACAAAATTAAGCGCGATTTTTTGCAACTGTTTGATTTTCAGCGAGTTAGCGATAACAACCTGATTTTCAGCAAGTTAATTTAAGAACTTGGAAATCAGTGTTTTACATATTTAACGAAAAAATTTACACAAAAATGAGCCAAAAACCAAAAATACCACTACATGTGGTGACTTTTAAGTTCGAAAACAGTTTCGACAAAGTCCACGCCTGTTTGCGTCTGTATGCAGAAGCAACGAATATCAAGGCTGGATATGTGCATATTAGACCGAGAATGGTGGATGTTTTAACTTTCTACATCCTGTACGGTTACAGCAGAGAAACCAAGAAGAAAATCCTGGAAACTACAGGGTTTACCAAAGAGAATTTGAACCAAATTAACTCTGAATTAACGAAAAAAGGATACTTGAGGATGGATTCAAGAAATTACCGAATTAAACATTTGAGTCCTGCTGTTCAAGGTTTGAAGGATTTCTTCGACAGTTCAGAAGACATAGAAAAATCACTATTTGCATTTTCACTAAAACGAGAAGAATGACGAAAAATTCAATATCATTTACCACCGACATACTGACGGAAGTTGCTGAGGAAGGTGGGTGGGATATAGAACAGGTTAAGTTTTCGTACGATTTGTTTTTAGAGTCTATCCGCGATGCGATAGAAAATGAGAAAGCGACCTGTTTGGAGATTTACATGCTTGGGAGGATGTACTTGAAAACTGAATATCTGAAACATGTATTTGAAAAAAGCCCAGCAACAGAAGAGCGATACAAAGAGCAGGTGGAGAGAGTCGACGCTTTGCGACAGTTAAACTTGAAGAAAAAAGAAATCCTTGGGAAGAGTTTTAGATTTTTCCATGGCCAACCTGCGATAATCAACAAATACGGGTTTAGACGAGGTTACAACATTGACCAATTAGAAGAAATCCAAAATAACATTTAGATGAAACGACAGAAAATATACGAGTCTACGGATGCGATAAAAGATTTACCACTTTTGGAAATCGAGCGAAGAAAAGCAATTTGCGACAGTTGTCCATTCAACTCCAAGAATGCGAAAGACTTGACGGTTATTCAGAAAATTCAACATCAAAACGGAAACTTCTGCACGAAATGTAGTTGTTACATTGAAAACAAAGTACAGAGAAGTAATGAATCTTGTGGTCTTGTTGAGGTGGGAGAAACACCACTTTGGACTAAGGTAATTCTGAAAACAGAAAACGAGGCTCATTTAGACGTCAAAAATCGCTCATTTCAAAAAAGTGATATAAGACTATCAGAAAATAGAGAAAGTGTCTTAATCGAGCTCTTTGATACCTCAAATCGAATATTACCGTTTTCATTGGTAGTAGAAAATGCAAATGTTAAACTTGTTGCCGTTGAACCATACTGTGATTGTTTAAAAGTTCAGATAAACGGATTGCAGATAACAGGGGAATTAGATACTGAAAAATTTTCTAAAGGTAAGTTTCAGAAGTCATTTGAAGTATTTTATGTTGCAGAGGGTGTAGAAGGTGAATTAAGTACTGTTTTTACACTGGTTGGTGAAAAAGTTTAAAAAATATTTGGAAGTTTGAAAATTATTCTTAACTTTGCCGAAAATATTTAAAATTTATGAACATGTTAGAAACATTTAATCACGAGGAATTTGGTAAAGTTAGAATTTTATTACAAGAGGGTGGGGAAGTATGGTTTCATGGTAGAGATATAGCGATTGCACTTGGGTATGCTAAACCCGAAAATGCTATTGCAACTCACTGTAAATCAGACGGTACCCTGAAACAGGGGATTGCTCATTCGAACGGAGTAGGTAGTTCTTTAGCAACTTTTATTAATGAAGCTAATTTATATAGGTTGATAATGAGAAGTAAGTTAGAATCAGCCGAAAGATTTCAAGATTGGGTGGTGGAAGAAGTCCTCCCATCAATTAGAAAAACAGGTTCTTATTCTGTTGCACCTAAAACAAGTGCAGAGTTATTATTAGCTCAAGCTCAACTGCTAGTTGATTTAGAACGCAGACAGATAGAAACTGAACAAACTATTAGACATCAACAGGAAGAATTAAATTCTTTGAAGTCGGATGTGGACCATATGCTGGAAGTTAGAGAAACTGCTAAAGAACAATTGGAGTTTTTACCACTGTCTGAAAATACTTCTCCTGAACAAACATTGAGGAGTAAAATAAATCAAATCGTCAAAGCTTATGTGAGTTTGACAGGTGTAAGTTACCCTGAAGCTTGGGATTCCGTTTACAAAAACTTATACTACAAGTATTCTATCAGTGTTAGAGCGATTAAACCCGTTAAGAAAGGTGAAAATAATCTTTCAAAGTTAGAAAGAAAAGGTCATCTCGAAGCTGTTTACACCGTTGTTTCTGAAATGTTGAGAGACGGAAAATAGTAAAAGTGAAATTTTTCAACCTGATTTTCAACAACTTAACAAAAACTGATGAAAAAAGTTGTCAAAAAATTTGGAAGTTAAGAAAACAGGTTGTATATTTGCACTATTAAATACAATCTTTCATAAAGATATTAAAATTAAAGTTAATCAAACAGGTTCGGGAGGCAGGTCTGTAGAAGTTCGAATCTTCACCGAACCCCTAAACATCGCGAAGAGGAGCAAGAGGACGCTCGCGAGGCTCATTACCTCGAGGTTGCAGGTTCGAACCCTGCCTTCGCTACAAATTGACATGTAACTTTTTTCTATTATTATTTTGAATTTTTGATTTGTTAATCATTTATTTTTATTTTCCCACCGTTCATAACGGGCGGTGGGTTTTTTTTAAAAAAAGGTTACTAATAAGAAATTGCTTATCAAAAATGCTACTTTTTTTGATTTGTAACTTTTATTTCATATTTTTTTAATTTCAAATCTAATTTTTGTCAGTTTATTAACGGTGGTTTATGAGTATATAGGTTGGAAGCGACCGAGTTAGATGAACTTGACAAACAAACAGATGGCCTTACTTTATTGTGAGGCTGTCTTTTGTAGTATATTTTTGTTTAAATGAATTTTAGAGTAATAGCGATGGATGAATTGAAGGATGTTTTCTTGAAACTTGAAAATTATTCTTTAACAGAGGTCCTTTATGCCGCACTAACCACCTTAGAAAAGGGTAAAGAGTTAGGTTGGCTTTTAGAAAAAACGGATAAAGAGCTTTACACGGCTCTCAATAAAATTGTAAAAAATGAGCGAGAAGAAGATGAAAAAAACTAAGAAGTCTGCTTTAGTTGCAGAACTTATAAAACTAACAGAGGATTATCTTACTCTTGTTGAAACTGTTAAAGCTTTAGGTCAAGAGTTACACGAAAGAGATTCTTCTCTGTCTAACCCGAGTGAGAAAGATTTAGATTTTGTAAATGAAACCCGTGAGAAGTTTTTCCTTTATGAAATCTACAATCAACAGGTGGGAATGTGGGCTTCATGCATTCATCATCTTTACAAGATTGTCTTACTTGACAAATTGGAAAACACTCTTGGGGAGAAGATGAAAGATACTATTGAAAAGATTTATCATTTAGCACCTGACGGTGTGGCAGTGGAAGGTTTGAATGTTAAATTCATCGACCCTAACCTGATAAACATCATGGATAATAAAGGTTTTGCTTTACCAGCTGAAAAATTTCAAGAGTTATTAGAACTTCAGAAAAAAAATGGCTAAATATATCAAGAAATCTGACGAGCAGTTTATCAAGAAGTCGTTAGAGGAACTGAAAGAACAGTTAGACAGGATTATGGAATATATCCAAGAGAATCCTTGGCAGAAGATGGACACAAATGTCCGTTCTGAAGAGTTCAAGTTTCAGACTTCTTTATTTGACAGTCACACGAAGTGGCTTAAAGCATACTTAGAGTTGTCAGGTGTCTTTGAATTTTATGAGGAAGCCATGAAAAATCAAGAAAAAGAAAGTAATGTTCGTCAAGGACATACTGAAAATTCTATGATTGCTCATTATAAAAGCGGAGAGCTTGACAACATGTTGAAAAACTTAGATTAATGAGTTTGAAAAACGAATTTTTCATTTACATGAAGAATAAGCCTGAATGGGTGGAGGGACTATCTTTTGAAAAACAGACAAGAGATGTTCAGCAGTTTTATCTTTGGGAGCTTAAAAAAGTTCGAGAGGGTGTAACTGTTGGAGGACATAAAATCCACCCTTGGATGTATTGGCATTTAAACCATTGGCACATCCAGCAGGACATAATGTTACCTGACGGGCAAACAGAAAGGGTGAATAATCCCCCTATCCTCAGGGACAACGAATGGTTTTATAACGAAAGTGTTATAAGGGCTGAGGAAAATCCTAAGAAAGGGTTATTTATTATGGGTTCACGTCGTCTTGGGAAGAGTGTTTCTATCTCTTCTTGGACCATGTGGAACGCCCAAACAAAATACGGTGGTGAAGCATCTGCTAATACTATCATTGGTGGTTCAACGGAGGACTTAACAGCGTTAACAACTTACATGAACCACGGTTACGAATACACACACCCAATGTTTAAGATAAACAGAATTACCAAAGATTGGTATAGTAAGCAGGGTGTTATATTTGGAACAAAACTTAAAAACAACGAAACCGATGTGTTTTCAAGGATACAGGTTATAAACTTGGACATGGGTTCGAATACTTCAAACCAAAAGACTGCGGGTGGTACGCCTGTATCTTGGGTATTAGACGAATGTGGTAAGTTTGCTTTTAAGAAAGCGTGGGAGGCTGCGAGACCTTCTTTTGATACAGGTTTAGGTACTTGGCGTATTAGTCCGTGGCTTTTAGGAACGAGTGGTAATATTGACATGGTTCAAGATGCTATGAGTTTAGCAAACAACCCTGAATCTAACAATTTGTTAGTTATGGATTGGTCTTTAATTGAAAGAAATAATCCTGACCCTACATGGACTCGAAAATCTTGGGCTTTATTTGTTCCTGGTCAGATGTCCTTAGCGATAAAGAAGGTAGATTCTAATCTTGGAGAGTATCTTGGGGAGAAAGACCCTGAACTTGAAAAGATAAAAATGCAAGTTACGCCTTGGGAGAGTGCTAACGCGGAGTTACAAAATGAGTTAAAGAAGTTAAAAAAGATAGACACTGTTGCTTATTACAACCGTAGAATGTTCTATCCTTTAGACCCTGATGATTGTTTCCTTCAAGATAGTTACAATCCATTCCCGACGGCAGAAGCTATAACACATAAAAATGAAATTGTTGCTCGTGGTGATACAGGAAAGCCTGTAGATTTACACATTAACAATAACAATGAGATAGTTTACAATATGTCTGATAAGGAAATAGCAGAGTTTCCTCACAAGGGTGGAAATATCGATGCACCTTTCATATTGTTTGAAGAGCCACCAGCTCCAAATAATAGACATATTCAACAAATATATTGTGCAGGTCTTGACCACTATAAACACGACACTTCTGATGGAGATTCCTTGGGTGCGTTTTATATTGTCAAAAGAAGAAGTAACATTTTTGATACTACAAAACTTGTAGCGTCGTATGTATCAAGACCTAACACCATGGAACTTTTCAACAGAAATGTTGAGATGTTAATGAAGCTTTATGGGGCGGAGGTATTGCAGGAAAATGCGGATATATCGTTTCAGCAATATTTGATGAGAAAACATGAAGCTGACATTTGGTTAATGAATGGTGAGAGTTTAGCAAAACGATTTGTAAATGCTCGTTCAAATCAAAATAACAAATACGGTATTACTCCAAACACTCGAAACATACAATACATATTCAATTTGGTAGTAAGTTATTGTTGGGAAGTATTATCAGATAAGAAAAACGAAGATGGAATATCAATCCCAATGCTTGGCATCAGCCGTATAAAAGATGTAGCATTGTTAGATGAAATCATCAATTACAAGAAGGGTCAAAACCACGACCGTATTTTAGCATTCGGATATGCTCTTGCATGGGCACAATATCTTGATGATGTGGGTGTGGAAGTTGGTCATCCTGAAATTGATTTAACAGACATCAACAGGGCTCGTAAAAATTTAAGAAACAGAATAGACTCAGGTTCGTTTTACTCTACTAAACGTTCAGGTTTTTATTAATTCATAAGTTTAAATTTTAATTTTAATCATTACCTCTCACTTTAATCGGTGGGAGGTTTTTTTGTTTTTTTATAAAAAAATTTGCGAGTTTCAAAAATAAGTTTTACATTTGCAGAAAATTTTAAAGTCATGCATGAAGAAGAATTGATTAAATTTATTAAACCTTTAATTTAAAATGATACTTAATAGAGAAAACATAGATATAAAAACTATTGGAGATATTAAACTCAATAGTGTAGAGATTGCTGAAAATAGTGGAGCTAAAATAATAGCTATGCTTACACACAATTTATATTCTAATCCATTACAAAGTTTTATTAGAGAGACAGTTTCTAATGCCGTAGATAGTACTAAGGAGGCTGGTAATGATAACCCTGTTGTTGTAAGTTTAACCACTGTTAACAACGATACGAGGATAACTGTTAGAGACTTCGGGACAGGTCTTTCACCCGAGAGGTTTGACCAAGTGTTTAGATTCCTTGGTGGTTCTACAAAAGAAAACTCCAATGATTACATAGGATGTTTTGGTATTGGTAGATTTAGTTGTCTTGCTGTGGCTAATGAAGCAGAAATAACATCTTTCTACGACGGTGTGTGTTACAAATACTTGATGTATAAGACAAGTAATGGAATCAATATAGATTTGCTCGACACTCAACAGACTGAGGAGGAAAATGGACTACAAGTAAGTGTGGTTATTAAACGCAGTCCTAATTGCATATATGCTGTTAAAAACACACTGGCTTATTTTGACAATGTTGTGATTATAAATGATGATTATATTGAAAACAATGTCAAAAAGGGTAAAATAGGAAGTATTAAACCTATCAAACTGTCTAACGGTGGAGATTTTCAAGTGGTTATGAACGGTGTGTGTTACTATGTGGATTTCGATAAAATAGAAAATGTCATAGGTGTCGATAAGACTCTATTGATTAAGCAAACGGCTATAGACTGTGTTGTAGATGTGAAAATAGGAGATATTAATGTTACTCCAAATAGAGAAGAAATAATGTATGATGATTATACATGTAATAACATTTATAACAGAGTCTTAGAAATAAAAAAGGAGTTTTTAGAGTTCAAAAAACAAGAAATAACAGAAAAAGGTATTACTAAGGATAATTGGAGGTTAATCCCGAGACTAAATTTTTTAGGTAACATGTATTTTGATTATGATTACTTTATTGAATTTAATGGAGAGTTATTCAATCAACAACAGGTAATGTACACCTACAGATTTTTGATAAAATTAACGATTCCTAACGATAACAACAATCTAAGTATATGTTTAGATAATTGTATAACAAGTAAAGATATAAAAATTGAAGATGTATTAAATGCTTTTGATAAAGGACAACTATTTAGTAGACCTGTTAGATTAAATAATCATACAAGGGACTTCCTTTACAAAGATTATGGATACGGTACGGTATTAGTAAAAGACTTTAATCTGTTAAAACAAGCTATTGAGTCTCTTGCTATGCCAGGTAACCCTAATGTAATACACACCTTGAAAAAATGGTTACTTGAAACTTTAAAGGTTAAAGAGTTAATTGTTCCAGAGCCTGAAAAGAAAGTAAAAGATAAAAAAGAAAAGCCTATAGGTGAACAAGTAAGATTTAAAATAGAGAAAGAAGTTCATTATAAGAAACTATCAGAACTCGAAAAGGATAGGGAACAGTATGCCATATTATCCCCTGATGAGGAAGCTAAATATAGTCATATCGGTAAAAGACATGCCATCAAGGTCAATAAAACTATGTATGATAGGTTATTACAGTTAGGGTTTAAGACCGTCAAGTCTATTGTAGACGAAGCGAAAGATGAATTATATTATAAAAAATTATATTGTGGGTTAGAAGGTGTTAACAATATCCTTAAAGAATTGGGTTATTCTATAGACCGTAATGCTTATAAGAGGATAAAGCAGGGTAACTGTAAATATCATGATAATTATATTCGGTGGATTAAAGTCGATAAAGAAGTTCCTGAAGAATATAAGTGGGTTGAAAACCTTAGAAAATTAATAGAGGCACCTATCTATGGATATTTAAGGTCTACTATATTAAAACAATTATTACCAATTAACTTTGAAATAAACGATAAAAATGAAATTACAGGTCAGAAATCAGAGAGCAATCTTTTTGTTTAGCGATAACTCTACATTCATTGTAGAGCCGTTTACAGATGAAGATTATAACTTTTGTATCAATCATACAGAAGAAGAAATAAAAAACAAATTTACCACTATTATAGAGATGCCCGAGGTGGCAAACCTTGATATATCATCAAGTAAAATACTTACTGAGGAAGAGGGACGTATTATTATTCCCTCCGTATCTAAAATAGGATTACCTGAGATACTAATAAAGAGAATTATCGAGGCGGAGAAGAATGGGACAGAATTGAAATATGTTAATTTTTGGAAACTCCTTTCTCTCAATCCTAATTCTCATGCAAGAAATAATTTACTATGGTTCTTAGAGAAATTTGATTTTGATATTTTAGACTCAGGCTTATTTGTAGGATACCGAAATGTAGAATCTAAAAATGAATCTGAATTATCTGCTATCTTAGATGCGTATTCAGAGTTAGTAAGGACAGGTCATAAAGAAAGTAATAGTTTATTATTAACACTTAAAAGGCAGCAGGAGTATACAGACCAATACTCTAGAACATTCTCTATTAAATTAGGAGATGTTGTAAGAATGAAAAGAAGTAAGTGTGATGAGGACTCTAATAATCCTTGTTCAAGAGGTCTGCATATTGCTCATAAGGGTTGGAAAAGTTTATCCTCTTTTGGAGATACAACTATAGCGTGTTTAGTTAATCCAAGAAATGTAGTGTCTGTGCCTACGGGCAGTGATTTGGGTAAGATGAGAGTTTGCGAATATTATCCTATGGATGTGGTTTTGGATAATATAGGAGATTATGAGCAATCGGATGAGTTAATTGAAAGTCAGTTAAATTACATAAGTCAATTATCCTATGAGGGTAAAGTTAATAATAATGATAGTCAGCAATACAAATTCAAAAGAAAGTTTCAGACTTATCAATCTATTAAATTTGACTTAGAAGAACTAAAAAGAATATTAAAT